ATGGCTAGCCACCTGCCGCCGCGATACGTGCGCACGCCGGTCGAACTGCTGTACCACGGCGACCTGCCAGCCTCGGTGCGCGTGACGGCGATGCGGATCTACGGGCTGGGCTGGCGAAAGCGCCACGAATGGACGGACCCGGTGGGGCTGGACGAGTTGCTGGAGATCTGCGGGGTGAGCCAATCGACGCTCTACGGACACCTGGCCACGTTGGGCGATAAGCGTGTACTCAGTTACACAACGGTCAACGTGGGCGGAGAGAGAACGTTCGTATTCGAGCTGTTGATGGGCGCGCCCGCCGGGCCGCCGCCGGAGAGCTGTCCAGATTTTCGGACGGATTCGACAGTAGTTGGTGGTGGTGTTCCCTCCTCCTCTGAGAGTGAGTCCATTCCCCATGATGAACACCAGCAACAGCCTCATGACGTTGCCGTTGGGGGGGTGTGTGAGGGGGGGGACGGGGCGTCCGGAAAAGCGGACGGGCGGTCCGAGATCCTGGACCGGCTCGGGGTGCGGGAGCCGACGCGGTCCGAGCTGCTGCGGCTGGCCCACGTGACCCACAGGTACCTGAAGAGATGGCTGGCGTGGTACGAGTCCCAGGAGAGCCTGGGCACCGGGTTGGTGGTGACGCAGATCCGCCACGGCGTGAGTGCGCCGCGGTCACGGAGAAGACGGGCAGCAGCGGGAAGACGGGGGTACCTGGCATGGGGCGGCGGGCGCTAGTGGGAGATGGCCGCGCTCTGCGCCATCCTGGACAGCAGCCCCCCGCTGTCCCCAGGGAGAGTCACCATGCGCCCTCATAGACAGAAAACCAATCCCTCAAATCCTGTAAATCCCAAGTGCGCACCGCACCCTAATCCTGTCAAAGTACCTACCCACGTAGAGATCGGCGCCGCGCTGGAGGCCATTGACGATGCAGAATGGTAAGCCGTATCGTGTGTTTCTACCATCCGGGGCACTCCCCCCGGGAGGTGCTCCTTGACCATCCGCCAACGCCTCGCGCAACTCCTTTTCGCTGACACCATCAAGGAAATGGTGCAACAGCGCCTGGCCGCGGTCTCCATCCGCGTCGACGACTCCCCCGGCTGGGAAAGCATCACCCGCGGCGGACCCGCAGACCGCCCATGGGCCGACGTCTACAGCGACCTCGAGGACACTCTCGAAGCCTGGCGCAAAAACTTCTTCGTCCGCCGCCTCGTCACCCTCACAAGATCCTACGCCGTCGCTGGCGGCATCACCATCTCCTCCGACGTCCCCGAGGTCAACGCCTTCATTCAAGCCTTCTGGACCCACCAGCAGAACCTCATGGACCGCAGAGTAGGACCCATCTGCGACGAGCTCACCCGCGCCGGCGAAATCTTCCCCGTCCTGTTCACCAACAAGGTCGACGGAATGAGCTATATCCGCTTTGTCCCCGCCTACCGTATCCGCCAGATCGAAACCGACCCCGACGACTACGAGACCGAGCTCCGTTACGCTGAGACCCTCGACACCACCGCCGAACCCCGCTGGTGGATCGGCCCCGGCCACCCCCGCGCTTTCCGTCCTGCAGTTTGCGACGAAGGCGCAAACTGCCAAGGTGGCAGCGAGCTGCCACCCCTGATGCTCCACTTTGCTGTAAACAAGCCTATGGGCGCCACCCGCGGAGAGAGCGATCTGCTCCCCATCCTCCCCTGGGCCAAACGATACAGCGAGTGGCTCAAGGACCGGGTCCGCCTCAACCGCATCCGCACCCGCCAGGCCATCCTCCATCTCAAGATCGCCGACCCCGCCCTCGTCGAGCAGAAACGCCAGCAGATCCGCACCGACAACCCCATCGAGAAGGGCATCTACGTCAGCGGCCCCGACGAGGAAATCGACCTCAAGTCCCTCTCCATCCAGGCCGGCGACGCAGAGGACGACGGCAAGGCCCTCCGCCTCGCCATCGCCGCCGGCGGGAACGTCGGCCTCCACTACCTGGGGGAGGGCGAGACCGTCAACTACGCCACCGCAAAGGAAATGGGCGAACCCACCGCCCGCTTCTACGCCGACCGCCAGCAGAACCTCATAAACACGCTCAAGGACCTCACCGCCGCCGCATACCGTCGCTGGACCGTGATCACCGGCGCACCTTGGACGGGCCAGCAGGCGCTCCAGCTCCACGCCACCGCCGCCGAAGTGGCACGCGCCGACAACGAATCGCTGGCCACCGCCGCCCGAAACATCGTCCAGGCCCTGACGAACATGCGCGCCAACGGCTGGATCGACGACGAAACCGCCGCCACGTTGGCCCTCAAGTTCGCCGGCGAGCCCCTCGCCCGCGAGGAGATCGCCCGCATCCTCGCCAACGCAGAACCGATCGCCGACAAGACCCCCGCGGTTTCAGCCGAAGGCGGAAACCGCCAAGCCGAGCAAAGCTCGGCCGTCATTGCGAGTTCATCCCGAGAAACGAGGGACTTCATCCCGAGGGCCGAGGGACTTCATCCCGAGAAACGAGGGACCGCGAAGCAATCTCCACCTGTCACAAACCAGGAAGGTGCCCACGCCACGCCACCGCCCGCACCCGAGGACCCTGCCAATGAGTGATCAGACCAAATCCTGTCAATCCTGTAAATCCTGTCCAAACCGCACCGCCATCACCTAGCGAAGGAGCACCCATGCCACCAGAACACCCGCTCCAATCACCCCCCGAGCCCCCGCCGGCCGCTTCCCCACACACCAGGGCAAACCATACGCCCACCCCGCCAGACAGCCCTGCAAACGGCTCCGCGCGCGCCGCCAGCCCAACACCGCCTGTTCACGGCGGTGCCCCCACCCGCGTCGCCCTCCAATCCGGCTTCCTCGATTTCATTGCGAGTTTATCCCGAGCCGAGCGAAGGGACCTGGCGAAGCAACCTCCCAACGCCGAACCCGGCTTCCGCCAGTATGACGCCGTCCTCGTCACCGCCGGCCGCATCCAGCGCGACGACGGGGAACCCAGCGACTGGCTCATCCCGCCCCACGTCCTTGAACAGGCCGTCCTCAGGGGCTGCTTCCAGGCCGTCCCCCACTACGTCGACCACCCCGACCGCTTCGGCTTCGGCTGGCGCCAGAGCCCATCCGTCCGCGACCTCGCCGGCGTCGTCACCAACCCCCACTTCAACGGCACCAGCGTCGTGGCCACCATCCGCCTCTACGACACCGAGGCCGGCCAGCTCCTGGGAACGCTCTACGACCAGATCCTCGCCGACATGGAAGCTGGCCGCGACGTACCACCCATCGGCCTCTCCCTCGTCTGCTTCCGCCAGTACGAACAAGACGACGACACCGGCCTGCGTACCTGGACCCTCATCAGCAAGATCTGCTCCGTCGACGCCGTCTACGAACCCGGCGCCGCGGGATACATTCGCGCCGCACTAAGCACTATCGCCGCCGAACGTGATCGCGCCAGTGATGGCACCTTGGCAGAATGCCCGCCGTCCGGGCATTCTGCTGTAAGCGAAGCGACCGCCGCCGGCTACATCCGCGCCGCTCTCAGTACTGTGCACGCTTCCAGTAACCGCACCAACCCGCCCGCAGTTGCTGACGAAGGAAGCAACTGCCAAGCTGAACCTGGCCCAGCCAAGCCGACCTCAGGTCGGCCGCTGGGCCGTTCAGCCATCCGCGCCGCACTGTCCACCCTCCGGCTCCCTTCCCTTGCTCCCGACGGATCTGTGATCCGTCGGCCCCCGGAGGGCGACCCTATCTCCCCTGCGCCCGAATACGAACCGCACATAACGCTTCACCCACCCGCACCGGACGTCCATCGTCCGCCGTCCATCGTCCATCGTCTATCGTCCAATCACGAAGGAGGCACAATGCCCGACGTACATCCTGACACGCCGTCTGGGGGGAACTCCAACCCGCAGCTTGCCCAGAGCTCACGCGAAGGGCCCCCGCCCCAGGAGGAGGTGATCCAACCCACCCCCGGCGCCGCCAACAACGCTGACCACCTCTCCGAGGAACTCGCCGCGATGCGCAACAGCATCCAGACCCTCGCCTCCACCGTCTCCGACCTCGCCATGAGAATCGCAGACTACGAGGAACCCCGCACCATCCAGGGCATGGGCCAGGCCCCACGAACCCCGGCCCTCTACGGTGGCTTCTCCGGCCTGGATCGGGTCGAGATGGCCGTCGACGCCCTGCTCACCGGCACCCGCCCGCCCGACGGGGTTCGCCCCCTGACCGGCATCCGCGAGCTCTACATGCTCCTGTCGGGAGACTACGAGCTCACCGGCCGCTTCCACCCCGATCGGGTCTACCTCGCCAACGTCACAACCTCCACCATGGCCGGCCTCGTCGCTAACCGGCTCAACAAGGTTGTGGTCAATATGTTCCAGCAGTACGACCAGTGGTGGGCTCCCGGCGTCACCGTCCGCGACTTCGCCACCCTCCAGGACGTCCGCTGGATCACCCTCGGCGGGGTGGGGGAGCTGCCCACCGTCGCTGAAGGTGCTCAGTACACCGAGATGACCTGGGACGACCAGACAGAGACGGACAGCTTTGTCAAGAAAGATGGCTACCTGGGGATCACCCTCGAGACCATCGACAAGGACGACACCGGCCGCGTCATGGCCGCCCCTCGCGCTCTCGCCCAGGCCGCCTGGCTCACGCTAGGCAAGGCCATCGCCGAGGTCTTTACCGCGAACAGCGGCTACGGCCCCGCCATGTCCGACTCCAACTATCTCTTCGACAGCTCCAATCACTCCAACCAGGGGAGCACAGCCCTCAGCTTCTCCGCCTGGGAGACCACCAAGATCGCCATGATGAAGTACACCGAGGTCAACTCCTCAGAGCGGCTCGGCGCGCTCACGCGGCCCCGCTTGCTCTGGGTCCCCATCGACCTCGAGAACACCGCCATCGAGATCCTCGCCGCCGGCGAAGGTCACCCCAACGACGCCGACTACCGGGTCAACGCTGAGGCAATGGCCACCGACCTCATGGCCCGCCTCAACAGCGCCCGCAATCGGGTCATCACCGTCCCCTTCTGGACCGACACCGCCGACTGGGTCGCCCAGGCGAACCCAGCGATGTACCCCGGCCTCGGCCTCGGCTTCCGCTACGGCAGAACGCCCGAGATCTTCTCCGTCGCGGATCCCCGCGCCGGCCTCATGTTCACCAACGACACCATGCCCATCAAGGTCCGCTTCTTCTTCGCCGTAGGGCCGACCGACTGGAGGGCCTGGTATAAGCACCTCGTCTCGTAAAGGTGCATTGCACCTGCCGTCGGTGCATTGCACCTGGCTGGGTCACCAGCCGCCGTTTCGCTGCATTGCACCTGGCACCCGCCGCTGAGCCGCAACTCGCAATGCACTTTTCAGCGGCCGAGTTCAAAATGTCCCAACAAATTGCACCATGAGCTTCCTAAACAAAGACCCATCGGATCCTCAGACCCGCGCCGAGATCGTCGCCCTCGTCGTCGGCCTGGTCCTGATCACCGCGGTCCTCGCGATCGCGATGCGGCTCATGCCAGACCAACTCGATCCCGCTAACTCTGTCCACAAGGAGGACACCATGTTCAACTGCTTCGCCGTTTCCATTTACATCGACGGGATCATCACCGCCGACCACGAAGGCTACTTCGACGTCCCCTGTGACTGCTCCCTTGTCGGCGTCTCCGCCGCGGCCAACAGCGCCAGCACCGGCGGCACCATCGACGTCGGCACAGCCGCCGACGTCGACGGTTATCTCGACGGCAAGGACATCGGCGCCCAGGACGGCGCCTACTACGACCTGGACGACTTCAACGGCGCCCTGGTCACCAACCAGGGCGACGACTACCCGCACCTGACAAAGGGGGACACCGTCCGCTTCAAGGTCATCGACGCCGAGACCAGCCCCACCGGCACACTCCTGGTCTTCTACTTCACACCAGGATAGACCCATGCCCTGGGGAGTACGCGAAGAAGAGATCGACAAGGCAGCCAACGCCCTCGGCCTCGACGCCGTCGAGAACGCCTTCTACAACGAACGGGGAGACCTCGTCCTGATCGTCCAGGGTCAGCACTACGTCATCCCCGCCAACCAGCCTGTCACAACGCTACCCCGCGGGTCTCGCCCGCCCGCCAAGCCGAGCGAAGCGAAGCCTGCAGAATCCGCGCCGTCTGCGGATCCTGCCAAGCCGAACTCCGTTCGGCCCCCCACGGGGGGCTCACGTCCACCCCTGGACCCCGAGCCCCCCTCCGACACCTCCGTCCCTAGCAGGGATGTAGGGCGGGTTTCCATACCCGCCACCAAGCCTGAACACAGCTCAGCCGGCCTCGCCGCCCCACCGGCTCAAAGGGGGTCTGTGACCCCGGGCCGCCTGGAGGATCTGACCGCCATCCCCGGCGTCGGGCCCGTCACAGCTCAAAAGCTCCACAGCCTGGGCCTCTACACCTACGACGACTTGCGCGAGCGGTACGACCACCTCGAAGAGCTCGACGTAGGACCGCACCAGGCAAACAAGATCCGCGCCTGGCTCGACCAGCGCCCAGCATAAGGAGAACCACCAACACGGACAACACACATGACTTTGGGGCGCCGGGTGAGGGGAGAGCGCAGTATCCCATCCGTCCGCCCGGCGCCCCACACACAATAATCCTGAAAATCCTGTCCATCCTGTCAAACAAGGAGACACCGACCATGCCCGACAAACTGACCATCCTCTTGCAGTCCCGCAAGTTCTGGGCCTCCGCGGTGGCCATCACCATCGTCCTCGCCGGCCCCGCCGCCGGCCTCTCCCAGGAGACCATCACCAAGGTGACCATCACCGTCGTCGGCTACATTCTCGGGACTGCCCTGGAGGACGGCCTGACCAACGTAGCCGCAGGCCCATCCCTCCGCTACCAGTACGAAGAAAGGAGAAACGACCCGTGACCGAATCACACAAGCAATGGCTGTCGTGGGGGATCCTCTCCCTCGTCACCCTCGCCGTAGCCCTCTTCTTCGGCGTCCAGTACCCCATGCCGAAGCAACCCGATCAGCCCCCCGACGTCGTCCAGCTCGGGGCCAACTTCACCAACCCCGTCGACATCGAGGGCAGCTCCAGCGCATCCGCCCCCGCCCTCACCTTCGAGAGCGACACCGACACCGGCCTCTTCCGCTCCGCTGCCAACGTGCTCAACATCAGCACCGGCGGCACCGAGCGCCTCGAGATCGACTCCTCAGCCCTTACCATCGTGCCCACTCTCGACGTCGACGGACCCCTCGACATCGACACCACCGGCTCCATCGATCTCACTACCACCGAGGCCGCGGCCGACGCCATCCATCTCGACGCCAACGGCGCCGTAACCACCGGCATCGACATCGACCTCGGCTCCGTCTCCGGAATGACCATCGACGGCGGCCTCGTCGACGTCGGCGGAGCCACTTGCGGCGTCGCAGACGGAGACAACGACGTCTGCATCGCCGCCGTCCTCGAGGTCGACGGAGAAACAGAACTCGACGGCGCCCTCGACGCCGACAGCACCAGCGACTTTGCCGACACCGCTACGTTCTCAAAAGGCTCCGGCACTGCACTAGACGTCTCCAGCGGCGGCGAGCTCAACCTCGACGGCACAATGGACGTCAACGGAGTGATCACCAACCAGGACGACCTCGAGCACATTCTCTTCCCCACCGTCGCCAGCACCGCCTTTACCTACACGGCCTCCGCCGGAGGCACCGTCACCCTGTGGACCATCGGCGACGGCGAGATCTGGATGGTCCACGACGTCTACTGCAACGTCACCACCAACTTCGACTGCACCGGCGACGACTGTACCCTCCACATCGGCGACGGCAACGACGAGGATGGCCTCTGTGACCTCGACGACGGAGAACTCCAGACCACCGATGTCGAGGTCACCGGTGGGGCCGCAGGCTGGCAATGCTTCGGCAGCACGGACACCATCGGCGCCTACATCACCAGCGGCAGGGGCTGGATCTACGCCCCATCCGGCGCTGCCGAGACCATCGACGCAGTGCTCGCCGCAACCGGCGACGACTTCTCAGCCGGCGCCGCCACCTGCTATCTCGTCTACACCAGGATCCAGTAATGCAGTCCGGAGACAGCCACATCGGAGGAGGCCCGCAGTTTTCGGCTACGCCGAAAACTGCCAAGCATTCAGAATGAATGCCTTCGCCTACTGCAGCCGATCCTTTGGCCCCCGCCTCGCTCGGCTGGCGAGGACCTCGCCCATCCTCTGCCCGCCCACGACCGCGGAGACCTTCGACCTGTCACTGCTGGCAGATCGAGACTTCGTGTGGTTCAAACTGCACGGACGTCAGGGAGAACGCTACTGGTACGGCGACCACTGGACGACGGCCCTCTCGGCAGATCGGCTCGCCCAGGCCGACCTGTCGGGGGCCGTCGTATTCGTCTCCAACTGCTGGCTCATCGGCGACGACAACCGCCGTGGACCCATGTTCGCCGCCCTCGCTATGGCCAGCCCCCGCTACATCATAGGGGGACCAGGAACAAACTACGCCCTCAAGGGCAGGGTAGGGGGAACAGATCTGCTCGGGCTCTACGTCCGTTGGGCCCTCCAGCTCGGCTTCGACCCACCCATCGCCTTCCTCATGGCCCGCCTCCGCCTCAAATGGCGCCGGCGCGACAAGGTCACCGAGGACACGCTCGCCTTCCAGATCTGGCACGTCAAGGACCAAGCCGCATGATCATCAAACACCCCAAAGGCGAACACCCTCCCATCCGTCACGGCCCCTGGTGGCGACGACGAATCTGCTCCCACCCCGGCTACCTGGTCCACCTGATGGAGCCTAACCGCGAGGTCCTCTGGACCCACAAACGCCTCCACGAACAAACCCGCCAAGAATGGCCACGAAAACGCAAACCGCGGCCATCCCCCAAACGACTCTGACCCACAGCGGATCAGATCGAGAAAGGAGACCCCAATGCCTGTCCTGATCCTGGCCCAAGACCCCGACAAGGGGCTCGTCCCCGTCGAAGTAGACGCCCAGGGCGTCCTCAAGATCGTCTCCCAGGACGAGACCTTCGACGCCACCCTCTCCCTCGACACCGACGCCTACGCCGACGGCGACGTCCTCGCCGACACCCAGGAACTCGACGGCGCCGCCTTCCTGGAGAACGGCGGCAAGGCCATCCTCCAGTCCGTCACCGTCTTTGACCTCGACGACAACGGGGGAGCCCTCGACATCGTCCTGCTCAACGCTGACCAGAGCCTGGGCACCGAAAACAGCGCCGTCTCCATCACCGACGCCAACCTCACCAAGATCGTCGCCGTCGTCAGCATCGCCGCCGACGACTACGACGACTTCATCAACTCCCAGATCGCCCAGATCGAGAACATCGGCGTCATCATCGAGGCCGCTTCCGCCGACGACGCCCTCTACATCGCCGCCATCTCCCGCGACACCAAGACCTACACCGCCAGCGGTCTCAAGGTCCGGGTCGGACTACTGAGGTAAGCCATGTCCCTCGCCACCCACTGGGAACGCGATCGCATCGGCGCCGGCCGCTTCCGGCACGTGCAGCACATCAAGCCCATCGCCTTCTACAACGCCCAGGGACGACTGCGCCGCATCGCCACCACCTGGCAGGATAGCCAGGTCCCCGGCACCCACCACATGGTCATGGACTCCCCCTTCGGCGTCTCCGTCAGCAACAGCGGAGAGATCCGCTACCACCCCACCTGGGAGGCCAACGTCGGCTTCCAGATCGGGGATCCCGTCTACAAGCTCGCCGGGGAGACAAAGCACTTCGACCTCGGCATACCAGAGCGGAGTCAGAATCGGCTTACGTGGCTCACCGAGCACCTGAGGATGGACTACCTCCATCTCGGTCACGCCGGCAAGCTCGGACTGCTCTTTCGCACCGCCGCCTACCAGGCCGTCGACAACCGCGAGATCGCCTTCCCCATCACCTACGCCGGCTGCACGCGCGACGGTCGCCACATCGTCATCGATGGCCAGCGGGTGATGCGCTTGCGCGGCTTCCTCGCCTACGACTACGACGACCCCCTCCAGCGAGCCCCCGTCACCCACGAATGGCGCACCGTCGCCGGTCAGGAGTACATCGTCGTCACGCTGCCCCTTGCGATGGACGCCTGGAGCAAACCGGTCCTCGACCCCACCCTCGAGGTCCAACCCGCCGCCGCCGAGGGCAAAGACACCATGCTCATTCAGAGCCAGGCCGACACCAACTACGCCACCAACGCCCAACTCTACGTCCAAGCCACCTACTACCGCGCCCTGATCCAGTTCGACCTCTCCTCCATCCCCGCCAACGCCACCATCACCGCCGTCACCCTCACCTTCCAGGTCGCAAACCACGGCGACAGGGTCTACCTCTACCGCATCCTCCCCGCCAACGACTGGGTTGAAGCTGAGGCCACCTGGAACGTCCGCAAATCCGGCACCTCCTGGGCTGGATCCGCCGGATGCAGCACCGCCGGCACCGACCACGACGCCACCGAAGCCGCCTCCCACGCCCCCAGCAGTCAAACCTCCCACGACTGGACCTTCGACGCCAACGGCATCGCCGACGTCCAGGGATGGGTCGCCGGCACCTTCGCCAACTACGGACTCGTCGGCAAGGGCGGCACCAACGATGCCCGCTTCTACTCCTCCGACCACGCCACGGCCAGCGAACGTCCCAAGCTCACCGTCGAGTACACCGCCGCCGCCGCCGCCAGCGACGGCCCGCCCCTCCTCCGGAGGCAAAGGCACTGATGAAACCCCCACGGCACCTTCCTCGCCTGACCCGCTCTCAGGGGGTCTGTGACCCCCGCCGCCCCCACCGGCGACCTCGACCGCCGGAACCGAGACCGGGCATGACTACCTTCCCACCCGCTCTCAGGGGGTCTGCGACCCCCGCTGCCCCCACCGGCGACCTCGACCGCCGGAACCGAGACCGGGCATGACTACCTTCCCACCCGCTCTCAGGGGGTCTGCGACCCCCGCCGCCCCCACCGCCGTCGTTGCGAGGAGACAGACAAATCCTGTCAATCCTGTCAATCCTGAGATGAGGCCGCTATGACCACCGTACACACCTGGGTCCAAGACAAGTTCCTCCGCCCCCGCCAGGACCTCTACCGCAGAGACGGAGACTTCTACTCGCTCGACGAGATGCTGCCCTCCCTCGACGGACGCCGGCTCCAGAGATCCCCCACCTTCGGCGCCTCTCACATCACCTACCCCACCGACTTTGACGAGCCCCTCGGCGCCGTCTACGACGAGGCCAACGACTACATCGTCATCGTCGGCGCCTCCGCTGCCGTCCCGCCCACCGACCGAGTCGGCGCCTTCACCATCGACCACGCCGACTTCTCCAAGTCCTCCGTCTACACCACCGCCAGCTCGCCCACCGACATCGGCGGCATCCACAAGTCCAACGTCCTCCACGTCCAGAACGGCTTTTGGTTTGTCGGCACCGACGGCGACGTCTACCTCGCCTCCGATCCCTACGGCCAGACCGCATCCAACAAGTACGGGTCCGGCGACGCCAACGCCCTGATTCGCGCCCTCGACACCATCTTCCTGCTCACCACCAGCGACGAGATCCTCCGCTGGAACACCGGCTCCGGCACCTTCGAGACCCTCTACGACACGTGGCTGGACCTGGGCGGACAGTTCATCACATTCTACCGCAACGACTTCATCCTCCTGGGCTACGACACCGACGGCTCCTGTATGCTCTACCGCATCGACGCCCTCCCGCCGGCCAACCTGCGCCAGATCGCCCGCCTCGAGCCGCACACCGGCCAGCTCCTCCCCGACGACGCCAACGCCGACTTCGCCACACCCTGGGCCCTCTACGACGACGACCTCTACTTCTCACCCGGCCTCTGGGTCACACCGGACGACGTCTGCGAGAAGGTCCCCATCTACCGCTACACCGGCTCTCGCGTCGAACTTGTGGACACCCTCGACGGAGACATCACCCCCCACGCCTGGGGATTGACCACCTGGCGCGATCGGCTGCTGCTCTACCTGCTGGATGGCGGCGACCAGCGGATTTATGTCCTCCACAACGACAAGTTCACCCAGTTTTTGTCCGCTTCCTTCACCTTGCCCGCAGATGCGGACATCTACAGCGTGGGCGGAGAGCTGGCTATGATCACCACGGTCAGCGGAAACGACGGGGTCAGCCTCACCCGCTACAAGTCCACGTCCGGCAACGTCTTCACGTCCTCCTGGCTCGACATGGGCGCGCCGGCATCCCGCAAACACCTGTCGCGCCTCGCCTGTATGGTCACCGGTCACGCCTCCGACCTCAAGGTCAAGATCGAATACCGCACCGAGGCCGGATCCTGGACCACGGCCACCGAACAGGACAACGTCCGCCACGTCGACGTCGGCAACCTCGGCGTGCAGTTCTATCTCCTCCAGCTTCGCGTCACCTTCACCGAGGACATATCACCCGCCACCTATCCCGACGTCTACCTGGAGAACATCGCCGCAACATACTCAGTGGGGATCAAATGAAACACCAGGCCCTCCCCGACGCCGGCCGGCACACCCACCGCGACATCGACGCCCGCCTACCCACCCTCCAGGAGAAAGAAACCCTCCGCAACCTCATCCACAACGCCGAGCTGGAGCTCGTCGCCGACGGCAACGTCGCTTTCGACGAGGACGGAAACTGGCGCATCAGGATCGACGGCAGCGGCGGCCTGGTCATCGAGGTACGGGACAGCGGGTCCTGGGTCCAGCAGGCCAAGTGGGAGGCCTAG